GCGCAGGCGGAGGAGCTCCGACAGATGCCGATTATCTTGTAGGAACGGCCAACGCTACTTTAACTGCCGAAATTCCAGTAGGAACAACACCTGGAGGTGAATTAGGCGGGACTTGGGCTTCTCCTACGATAGATGATGGTATTACTATAGACTCTCCTATCTTTACTACAGCAATTACCGTTCCTAACGATTCAATCTCTGCCGCAGAATTAGACGAAGGCGATGACTTCACTTTCACAGGAACAGTAGATTTTAGCGAGGCAATTACTGCTGGTAACATTTCAGGTTCAAAGACAGTCCAATTTACCATCACCGAACCCGACCAAATGGATGCTTCCGACCTTTTGGCTTGCTGGTCTAATGAAGCGACAGAAACATTTACAATCTCAAGTATCAAAGCGTGGAGTGATGACTCAATAGGAAGTATTACTCTACACGCAAGAGATGCTGATGGAGGAAATAACTCCCAAATATGCGATTTCTCGGCAGTTACCGCAGGAACAAATGTTTATTATGGAACCTTATCAACAGCGTCAGACTCAACCGTAACCACTACACAGGTGATTTTTTATGATTTCACTTTGGGAGCTCCAGATTATATAAAATTCAGTATTTTAGGAAATTATTGATAACCATTAAAGATAACATTTTTTGAAAGACAATAACCCCAGCGATGCATAGCATTATGACAACCTTTACCCCTAAGAAGAATAAGATTTTCAATTCTATTGTCGTCTCTGATGTTGTTAATATGGTGAATAAACTCTTTTTTAGTAAGGTATCTATCAAGATGTTTCTCCATTGCAAGGCGATGTTCAAAAACATATTTATGATTATTTGGAAAAGGATGGTCTGGTTTATAAACAAGAACATATCCTCTAAATTTTCTTCTACCTCCTTTCCAGTTACCAGCTTTTTCACCAAGTCTACCTTTACTCCAAGGTATATGTCCTTTCTTAAATTCAGTTTTAGGAGAAATGTGTTCTCCTTTCTTAATAAACCTTTTAGTATAACAAGGGTGTCCTTTTTGAAATCCTTTTATTCCTTTAGGCATAATAGTCTCCTTTCTGTAACTATTATAACACTTATTATAGTTATGTCAAGCATATTCTTGGCTCTTATTCCTCCTTGCTACGGAGCTCTTGTAGAAGGAACTAATGCTGGTTTTGTAACAGTTGCGCCAAGTGCTGACCCAGGAGGAGCATCGACAACAACCGCTGATTATATTGTAAGAATAGGCAAATTTACTTCTCCTGCTGGGGCGACTACTATAACCGAAATAGGTTGGTGGTGTGATAACGCCACAGAAGCGGCAAATTTTGAGGTAGGAGTATATTCAGATATTGTAGGAACAGCTGATTGGTTATTGTGGGCTTCACGAACTAACGCAAAAGGAACAGATGCAGGTTGGAAGAAAGCGACTGGTTTAAGTATTCCCATTAACGAAAATACTGATTATTGGTTAGCATTTCAATTAGATAATACTGCAACCACAACAACGGTAGATTACACAACAAACGCTTCTTATACAAGAGACCGTCTCACAAGTAAGATTACTGCTCCTTTTAATTGGGGTACAGGCTTGCAGGCAGAAGGCATACTAGCAATTTATGCTGTATATAATACTATTGGAACCCCTGCCGCTACGATAACTCCTGTTGTTCCTACAACACACAAAACTTGGGATGTAACGATTTCTGACAAAATAATAAGATTGCCACAACAAAAATCTACTTTTTATGCAGCTGGTAGATATTGGGCTTTTTATGGAGATGATACTGTAGGAGATGACCGCAATATAGATTATATCACCAGCACAGATTTAGTAACTTGGACCTCTCCTGCTACAATAGCCACTTATCCTTTGTCTGATGCCTGTTGGGATGTACGATTTGATGGGACTTATGTGCATTATATAAGAAGTACTTCTTTAGCACCTCAAATTTTGGAAGGATTAGCATATAGAAGGGGCACACCTGTTTCAGATGGCACAATATCGTGGTCAGCAGCTGAACAAACGATATATGCTGTTGAGGCTGGAGCATCAGACCCTTCACTTAACATTGACTCAAATGGCTATCCTTATGTTGGCAGCGACAACTCAGGTAATGGGCAGATTAACAAATCTTCTACAAATGATGGAACCTGGTCTACGGCAGGTGGATATCCGCTTACTTTAGATGCTACCAATGAACAGCCAATAGTTCTTCCATTACTTAATGGTGAAATGTATGTTGTAATGACTGAGTACAATGCTGACACGAAAGCTAATGGTTATCATTGGGATGGTGCAAGTTGGAATACGGAGTTAGAAATTACCGAAGAAACTGTTGGGCCTTCTGGTTCACCTTATGTCCCGAGGATAAACGCAGTATCAGTTGATGGTAAAGTCTATATGGTTTATCATTCGACTGGTGGAGAACTGCGTTTTAACATACGGTTGGTTGTTGGGGGTTGGGGAACAGAGGAAACATTTGAAGACTTTTATCTTGACCTCGCTTCATCTCCTCTGCTTGCCTCTAATGGGGATGATTGTTATGTTCTCTGGCAATTAGATGAAAGTGGTTTCTATTATACCCGAAGGCTTGAAGATGGAACTTGGGAGAGAACACAAAGAATGATAGAAATTTTAGATTTAGGCGGAATTCCACATTCGCAAATTTCTGGGGTTGAGAATAATGGTATAAGTTTTCAATACTTTGATGATGTTGACGATGAAATTATTTTTGGTTTTGCGGAAGCTCCAGGCAGTCCACCACGTCCCCAACTCATTTCAATAACGGAGAACTAAATGAAAAACTTTGGCGAACTAAAAGCCGCAGTAGGACAACTTGTTCAGCGAGCCGATGACGATAATTACCTTGCCAAGATAGGCGTATGGCTTCAACTATCGCATAAACTATTGGCCGAGATTTATGATTACTGGACAGAGCTTCAGGCAGTGCATAATTTTAACTCGGCAATCGGGACAGAGGCTTACAGTATGCCAGCCGACTTCGATAAACCAATGAGAGTATATGACCTTACTAATAAAAAGAAACTCACTCCCATTACCGAGGAAGTGTATTCCGATTCCAATATCTCCAACATAGCCGCCAAAACTACCGGCACGCCAGATGAGTACAGAATATATGGTGTAGTAAGCAGGCTTAAACAAATGAAACTTGGTCTTATTCCTAATGCGATTATTTCCTATCGAGTGTTATATAAGCAAATTCCTACTGATTTTAATACTTTTATTATCAACGAGTTCGGCTTTTTCTCAAGATGACCAACTATACCGTATTCATATAAATAGCTTTTCGGCGGGGATGAATAGTTATGACCTCCCAAATATTATAGAAGCCAATCAAGGCCAACTCGTCCAGAATGTTGCCTTAAGCAGACGAGGCAGATTATCCAAAAGAAAGGGCGTTGACTTATTCGCACAGGACTTAGGCAGTGAGAATTTTACAGGCATAGGACGGTTTACTCCATCATCTACTAATGATTTTCTGATGGTAGCCTCTGATGGTATAGTACATCGCTCAACTACTGCCGCCTCTTGGGTAACTATAAATCCGGCAAGTCCTTTATCAACTACTGCTGATATAGAGTTTATTCAGGCCGATAAACTCCTCATCATACTTGACGGGACTAATTATCCGCCTTATTACGATGGCACGACTTATACCGAGAGTGATGAGACATCTGCTTCCCCCCCGATAACCAAATGCGGGGCGTGGTTTAAGAATTATCTGTTTTTAGCCAATGGCTCGGTTGAACACGATTGGGTATGGTTCTCTAACAACCTTGCGCCAGTTCAATTTACAGTCGGCGATGTATTTCCAGTAAACACAGGAGATGGGCAGCAGATACAATGGCTTAAGCCTTTCAAACTGAATGAACTCATCATCTATAAAGAGCGCAGTATCTGGGTTCTGGATATAACAGGAGCTACTCCATTAGTTGACTGGACATTACAGCCGATCATAGAGGACATCGGACTTATAGCCCCCAGAACTGTTGTCCAGATAAGCAATGACCACTGGTTCTTGTCAAGTGAGCCGATAGGCGTAAGAAGCCTGATAAGGACAGATTTTGACAAGATAAAGGCATCTCTCATATCTACGCCGATACAGGACATATTCGACGGCACAGGTGATTTAACGATAAACAGGACTTATATACATCAAGCCTCGGCCACATTCTTTGACAATAAGTTTCTGCTGTCTATTCCGACTGGGACATCGTTGATAAACAATACCGTCGTGGTGTTTGACCTGATAACAAATGCCTGGTATCTGATAACCGGCTGGTATGT